TTGATTGCGGGTCTGATCCCGAAAATATTCAGTTCTCTCTTGCACCGTTTCTGTGGGTATTCGTGCCAACATTAAACCACCGACACCAATAATTCCTTTGTTTTTACCTTCTTCTATCACTGGATACTTATCAGCTTCGGACCCATATTCGTCTGCCCTAACTGGTTCCCATCCTTCTCTCATTCTGGAAAAAACATTTGATTTATCATCCTCACCACGAATGGTGGTTCTAATCCATCTATGTTCAAACCCCTCTGGAGGAGGAGGTGCATCCAGCTTTGCTGGAGGTTGCCAAGGTTGTCTCCTTGCGTTATTTGCACGACTTTTATTTTGTCGTGTTGTTCTATCTATAGCCATATTCTACTCCTTTACATACTTAGCGTATTCTTCTAGCGGAACATTTAACCTTTTCGCAATTGCTATTTGCGAAGGAGTTAATTTGACTGTTCTGCGTCCCTTTTGTGATGCCGACTTAGAGGCGGTGGCTCCAGCAGAGGCGACTCTGGGGCCAGAGGACTTTTTGGTCTCTCCAAACTTATGTGGAAATTCCGTTTTAATCCTATTATCTAGTTCAGTATAATACTCTTCTGTGTTAGGATCAATACCCTCTTCTTCAATTAATGTCTTATGTATGCCAAAAGCAGCATAAGTCATCGTTTGATCTTGTCCAAACCACTCATTTTTACTTGCCCATTCCTCTGCTCTAGGATCTGGTTTTGGAGGAGGAGCCGTTGGAGCAGGTTGTGCTGGAGCAGCACCATTTGCTTCTGTTTTTTTAGCTTCTTCTTCTCTTTCTTGTTTGAGTTGGTTTAATCTTGCTTCTTCTAAAGCAATTTTGGAAATCGCTTGTTGAGCTTCATACATCGCATCAGCGTCACCTGCCTCATAAGCTTTTCTATAAGCCTCTTTAGCAGCAACAGCTTGAGATTGTACTCTTGTATCAAACTCACCAACATAGGTTGTGTCTAGTTTTGATAGTTTTGCTTTTAACTCTTCATTTTGTTTTTTAACAGATTCAGCAAACTGAACGGCGGCTTCTCGTTCTCTTTCTTCATCTCTAAACTTTTTGGTAAGTTTCGTGATTCGTTTCTTAACAGATTCCGAATACTGAGACAAGTCATCAGCATCTGAAGCCTCTTGTTTCTTCTCTTCGGTTGCAGTTTCGGTATCTGTGCTAACTTCTGGTTTTTCGTCTGGTTCATCATTTTTTTCTTCCTCAATTTCGACAACTTGACCCTCTTCTTCTGGAAGAGACTCTTTCTTCTCGATGTTTTCTGGCATACTTAAGCTCCGTATGTTTTGATGTCATCGGGATTAACAATGGTTGCAAT